TAGGAATCAGAAGGACATTCTTGATCATCACTTAATCCCTTCGTCCTTGACCGCCAACCACATCACGAACAGAACCATTCCACCCACCATGAAGGCTTCGTATGCGATATTGAGATGAGACATGCTCTAATTCCTTTATACGCACCAAAGGTGCTACATAGTGCCTAAAAGGCACACAGAAGGGCGTGGAGAGGCATTCGATAGTCCGGAGGTACTATCCCACCAGAAATACAGAACGCCTCTCTATGGGCTTCCTAGAGATTATTCCTCGGTCTCTTCGATGCGTACTTCGCCACCTCCAAGGATGATTTCAAGAGCCTCGACGTGAAGAGGATTGATCTTGTCGTCGACCTTCCCGGCACGATCGGTATCTTCGAGTGCAGACTTCATCCGTGCGAGGACGCCTTGGAGGAGCTTGGTCGAGTCGATCGACTTATACTCGACTTCCTTGTGGAGATCATACCAAGGCTCTGCGTCCGCCGCATCGAAATCGAAGACGAAATCCTTGCGCTTACCGAAGGCTTTCTTTTCGTTGTTGTAAGAGCACCCACCATACATCTCGAACCAAGAGCGGAGTGAGTTCGCAGAGGTACCCTTAGGCATGACGTTGCAGAGAGTGTCAGCCAGAGTGACGTCGCCGTGTTCAGAGATATGACGGATGATGACCATGGCGTGCTTATGGACATCGGAGGCCCATGTCTTACCACGCTTGCCAAGAGCGACAGACTTCTGATTGATTTGCTTTGCAGAGAGCTTAGTCATTTTACATTCCTTTCGCGTTCACTTACGCTTTTACGATACAGGATTGTATCAATAAGGGCTCCTGATGATAGGAACCCTTAGAACTACATTCCGATTGTCTGTACGAAATATTCTTTCGTGCAAAGATAGCCACCCATAGGGAGTTTGTCACACATAAGAATGCCGACTAACTGGCTTGAATAATAGTATTCGATCATTATGGTTTTCATGAGAGTATCCTCGAACGCTTAGCGCGCTCTACCGCTTCACGGTTCCTTATGTCTGCCAGACGCTCTAACTCTTGACGTGCTAGGATTGCATCCCGTTCGATTTCTCTACGGGCTTCAAAGACTGGTGATGAATAGTATGTGGAGCTACGCATTTCGTTTCCTTTCTCTGTTAAAGATTATAGAGCCTATGGCTCAAAGATTAATCATGACAAGGGCCAGACAATCCAGCCCTTAGCGTTTTTAATCTCTTTCTTTTCTCTTTCTGATAGCCTCTAGAAAGCTTTCAATCATCACGCCACCATAAGATATGGCTTACCATCGCTTTGATTAATTACCATCTATTCCCGTAGTGCTCTGTAGCTACTGGCCGCTTATTTAAAGCGTATAACCGTTTGGTCAAAAGGCTATCGCCTCCGGCATCCTATTGTCAGTAGGACACAAGAGGCACGACATATCTGAGATTAAATGTTGCTAGGGTTCCCGCAGTCAGTACCTGCGGCTCCACATGGTAAACACAAGGGGTTTCTATGAGCTATCTACTAGACTTCGCGCCTCTTAGCCTTTGTCCTACTTCATGGCAGCTTCACGACTCACTAAGCTAATAAGCTAGCTAATCGATCCACCACGCAATCCATAGGATAGTACACGTAGACCTTTAGTCTCTAATGGTAGAGAACCTACTTGCTATCGCATGGCTCACCTTTTCGATAAGTCAGCGCGGTGAGAGCGCCCGTACCTCATGCGGTACTGCTATTCATGATGATAAAGAACTCAGGGGTGGAGCCCTGCATTTAGTTTATATGTCAGACACTATATGATTTAATTCGCTGTGTCTAATCACGAAATATTACAGTCTTTATTCTTCTGGTGGGTATGGTTGCCCTGACTAGTCCCAGTGACCGCCTACCGATATAAGCTTGATCGGCTTGGTTACGCTTAGTCTGTTCGCTTGTGGGTTTGTCTCCCACTTGGCAATCGTGTCGATATTGCCCACCCGTTTCGGAGACTGACCTAGCTAGGCTAGGCTTTATGCTCCTCATGCATTCCCTAGGTCGCCCTAGCTGTGCCCCTAGTCAACCCGACCGCTTGGCCTGATTGATTCGGTATGTGTAGAATGGAACATAAATGATGGTATGTCTAGGGGTATGTCGATCACGAAATGTTACAAGGTACGAATAGATGATGGATCGAATAGATAATGACTGCGAATAGAATGGATTCAAATAGTTAGGGTGCTAATGGTTAGGTGTGGAGGGATTCCTCGGTGTATTGACCCCTAGTGACCCTATGTTACACCATTACATGTCATCTGGGGGAAGATTCTGGTTGGCTGCGAGCACTCGCGAGTAAGGGGGTAGCCGGGGGGAAGCCCGGGGTCTTGCGGGAAGGTATTGCGACGAGAGATTTTCTCAAAAAAATTCTGAGAACCTTCGTTGATTCTAAAGGATAATTTCTAAAAGGTCATATTCGACATGAAAATTCTTCTTGACATGATTCGACCAAAATGGTACAATATAGGTATAGGGTTTGATACTAAAAGATTTCTTACCTTTTGCCATGCCCTACGGAGTAGGGAAAAGGGTACACTTAGTCTTTTTGAATTTATTTATTATCAGAGTTTATCCACTAAGAGAATTCTCTAAGTGAATCCTTTAGCCATTCGAAAAGACTATTCGAATAGACTACTTGAATATACCCTTAGAATATGCGCGGGAGCCTCATGAAAGATCCACTCAAATTCAGATCGACATCCGGGGTCCTCTATACGAAGACACTCTTCTTCGAGACCTCTGGTGCAGACAAGTCCTCAGTTCTCTACTCCCTCAAGAATGAGGATCATACATATAAGGGAATCACATATCCCTCTCTCCGTCGTCTCTATCTCGAGATGGGTGACGAAACAGAATATCTATTCGGGGAAGAGTACTTCCTCAACTACCCTCATCTCCAGAAACTACTCAAGCTTCCGTGGTTTCTGTCTGAGATCGAGGGGTGGCGGCAGGAGCTTCGTCTCCGGAATACAGCTCTGGGATTGAAGGGTATCGTCGAGAAGGCTCAGAAGGGTGATCTCAAAGCCCAGCAGTTTCTCGTCTCCCGATCCTGGGAGAAATCCTCTCCCGGAGCTGGCCGCCCATCCAAGAAGTCAGTCCAGCAGGAAGCCATGAAGATCGTCCGAGAAAGATCGGACTTCGATGATGACTTCGACAGAATCCTAGGTATGCAGAAAGGTGGTACAGCGTAGTGTACGACTCACTCATCATAGACTCTTCCGCCATGAAGTATCGACTCCAGAATTTCGTCGACTGTACATCAGTCACAGACCACGTCGGGGTCTACGCCAATGACGGTAAACTAAACGTAACGATCCTTACAGACGAGAATACCTCTGTTCCACTCTATGCAAAGAATGGATCGGTCAATGTGGTCGAAGGAGCCGGGCTCGGCGTCTACTCTCCATGTGGAGCATATAACGTAGTCCTTCCAGTAACACCATAGGAGACGATATGGAAGACAAAATAAAGACCATCAAGGAGGCCGCGGAATCGGACCTCGTGACCTTTATCCGTCTAGTCCATCCCCAGAGAGCTCTGGGTCATGTACACGAGGATCTCTGCTCTTGGTGGACCCGAGGGGATGCAAAGAGAAACCAGTTAGTCCTCCTCCCCCGAGATCATGGCAAGTCAGCAATGGTTGCCTACCGAGTAGCCTGGGAGATCACGAGGAATCCAGCGGTCCGCATCCTATATATTTCGTCGACAGCCAACCTCGCTGAGAAGCAGCTGAAGTTCATCAAGGACATCCTGACTTCGAAGATCTACCGTCGCTACTGGCCAGAGATGGTCCATGAAGAAGAAGGTAAGAGAGAGAAGTGGACCAATTCAGAAATCTCGGTCGATCATCCTCTCCGTGCTGCAGAGTATATCCGTGACCCAACGGTATTCACAGGTGGTCTCACGACTGGCCTCACGGGTCTCCACTGTGACATCGCAGTCCTAGACGACGTCGTCGTGAAGGAGAACGCCTACTCGGAAGAGGGTCGTGATAAGGTCCGTCAGCAATACTCCCTTCTCTCCTCGATCGAAGGGGCCGACGCCCAGGAGTGGGCGGTCGGGACCCGATATCATCCTCAAGACCTCTATAACGACATGCTTACCATGCAGGAGGATCTCTACGACGAAGACGGAAACCTCATCGGTCAGTCTCCTGTCTATGAGGTCTTCGAACGTCAGGTCGAGGATATAGGTGACGGTACAGGTCAGTTCCTCTGGCCACGCCAACAGCGTACAGACGGGAAGTGGTTCGGGTTCGACATCAGAGTCCTTTCTCAGAAACGCGCGAAGTACCTCGACAAGACACAGTTCCGTGCACAGTACTACAACGATCCGAACGACTCGGAGTCCGCTCCGATCAAACGCGAATTCTTTCAGTACTTCAACCCGAATCTAATCCGGCGTCAGGATGGTTATGTCTACTACAATGGTCGTCGTCTTAACGTGTTTGCTGCTGTCGACTTTGCTTTCTCTCTATCGAAGAAGGCTGATAGCACTTCTATTGTTGTCGTCGGTGTCGATTCTGATCATAACTATTATGTTCTTGACATCGATCGGTTCAAGACAGACTCTATTCGAGAGTACTATGAGCATATCCTGAGACTTCATAACAAATGGGGATTCCGGAGAATCCGGGCAGAAGTCACCGTGGCTCAGACCGTCATCGTCCGAGACATCAAAGAGAACTACATCAAGAAGAATGGTCTGCTCCTCGTAGTCGAAGAGTTCCGTCCGACGACAAGAAAGGAAGAGCGTATCCACGCAGTCCTCTCGCCTCGATATGAGAACCTCCAGATCTACCATAACAAGGGTGGTAACTGGGAACTCCTCGAAGAAGAGCTCGTCCTACAAAATCCTCCCCATGATGACATCAAGGACACCCTCGCATCTTGTATCGACTTCTGTGTCGCTCCTTCTGGATCGTTCAGGATCTCTAAAACACCTGCATGGCAGGGATATACAAACTCTAGATTTGGTGGTATCAATTAATGGCAGGACGAGTCCTCAATATCGACGATATCCTACAGCCTGATCAGCTCGGGGTATCCATCGCTAACAAATGGATCGACTGGAATAACTCCCGCCAGAACTGGATTGCAGAAAAGGCGGAACTCCGGAAATATATCTACGCGACAGACACACGTCATACGTCGAACGCGAAACTCCCTTGGAGTAACTCGACGACGATCCCTAAACTGACTCAGATCAGAGACAATCTCTTCTCGAACTACATCGCCACGATGTTCCCTAAGCGTCGATGGTTGAACTGGGAAGGCAAGACTCTGTCTGACGAAGACCGTCAGAAGACAAGGGCGATCAAAGACTACATGATGTGGGCCGTCAACCAGCCTCAGTTCAAAGAGACGATCAGGAAGCTCGTCTTAGACTATATCGATTATGGTAATTGTTTTGCCACCGTAGAATGGGTCGACGAATCTGCAGAGTATGAGGATCGTATCAAGAGTGGATTTGTCGGACCCCGTCCTGTACGTATTTCTCCACTCGATATGGTGATCAATCCGACGGCGGCTTCGTTTACGAACACTCCTAAGATCTGGCGATCTCTGATGTCAATAGGTGAAGCCAAGGAGATTCTCGAGAGACTCTCTGCGACAGAGACCGACAGAGAACTCGCCCGAGAGGTCTTCGATCACTGTATGAACTACCGAGGATCTATCACTGCATATGGTGAATCTGATCTGATCGAGTTCGACAAGGAATACTCTGTCGACGGGTTCGACACCTTCCGAAGGTATCTCGAGTCTGACTATGTAGAATTGATTACCTTCGCCGGTGATCTCTTCGACCGTGAAAAGAATGAGTTCCTCAAGAACCACATGATTGTCGTGATAGATCGTTGTAAGGTGGCGATCAAACAGCCTTATCCATATCCATTGGCTGAGATACCGATGTACCACGCAGGTTGGCGTGTCCGTCAGGATAACCTCTGGGCGATGGGTCCTCTCGACAACCTAGTGGGTATGCAATACCGACTTGATCATATCGAGAATATGAAGGCAGACATCATCGATCTCACGGCCTATCCGGTCATTAAGATCAAGGGGTCTGGTGAGGTCTCTGAGTTTGAATGGGGCCCTCGAGAAAAGATCTACGTAGATCAGGATGGTGATGTCGATGTCGTACAGCCTCAAGTCAATGCTCTTCAGTATAATACTGAACTTGCTATTATTGAAGCCAAGATGGAAGAGATGGCAGGGTCTCCTAAGGAAGCCATGGGCTTTCGTACTCCGGGAGAAAAGACCGCCTACGAAGTCCAGCGTCTAGAAAATGCCGCCTCTCGTATCTTCCAGAACAAGATCGCTCAGTTCGAAGAGCAAATCATAGAACCACTCCTTAACGCGATGCTAGTCCTCGCACAGGAGAATCTGAACGATGCCACTCTCCGGGTCATCAACGAAGACTGGGGTGCGGTAGAATTCAGGAATGTCACTAGAGATGATATCTCCGCCAACGGTCGGCTAAAACCAGTAGCTGCCCGTCACTTCGCAGAACAGGCAGAGCTCATCCAGAATCTGACGAACTTCGGTGGTTCTCCACTCGCGGCTCTCGTCACCCCCCATATATCTTCGGTCAAGCTGTCTAAGGTCGTAGAGGACGTATTGAATCTCGAAGACTACGAGATCTTCACCCCTTGGGTCCAGATCTCTGAGGCCTCTGAGGCAGAGAAGATGAAGATGGCAGCACAA